TGACCTTAAAAAAATTATACAAAGCAAGCTTTTTTATCCTACTTTTATTACTGGTCTATCAGGAAATGGTAAGACTTTTGGTGTAGAGCAAGCATGTGCTTCTCTTAAGAGAGAACTTATTCGTGTAAACATTACTATTGAAACTGATGAAGATGATCTCATTGGTGGCTTCCGCCTTGTTGACGGTGCAACCGTCTGGCACAACGGACCAGTTATTGAAGCTCTCCAGCGAGGATCTGTCTTGCTCCTTGACGAAATCGACCTTGCCTCAAACAAAATCCTCTGTCTCCAACCAATCCTTGAAGGTAAAGGAATTTTCCTTAAGAAGATCGGAAAGTTTGTCGAACCAGCAGCAGGATTCAACGTTGTCGCAACAGCAAATACTAAAGGTAAAGGTTCAGATGATGGAAGATTTATTGGAACTAACGTGCTTAACGAAGCCTTCCTTGAAAGATTCCCTGTAACTTTTGAACAAGAGTATCCACCAGTAAAGGTAGAGAAAAGAATCCTTGGTGGTGTTGCTGCTCATCTTGGTGTTACAGATACAAACTTTATAGAAAGACTTGTAGATTGGGGTGACATTATTCGTAAAACATTCTATGATGGTGGTATTGAAGAGATCATCAGTACTCGTAGACTAGTTCACATAGTTCGTGCTTTCTCTATCTTTAAGGATAAGTCAAAGGCACTTCAAGTATGCATCAATCGTTTTGATGATGAGACTAAGCAAGCATTCCTTGAATTGTATGATAAAGTGGATGCTGAGTTTGAGTTGCCAAAAGAGGAGGTATGATGTATGATTAATGCATGGAGCCTAGCTTATGACGTATTGAATGGAACACTTGATGAAAATTTCCCTATTAAGGAGAATAAAATGAGTAAAGATGAAATTAAATTGACTGGTGCAGATCAAGGGGTTGTGAATGTTCCAACTGATATCAATTTCGATCAGGATATTAATATCAGCACTGATATAGAACATTCTGATGCATGGTATGATTACACTCGTAATGATCCCAATAGAGAAAACCCTTTTACCGATCCAGTGGATAGGGCAAGAGCAGATAGGGTTGTAGGTAAAGCAGAGGAACTTAATATTAACATTCCTTCTGAATTTAACTATGCAGCATCAGTTGATCATCTAGTGGATGATATGCCATCTGCATTTACTACACTCTCTGATAATGATGATGCAATAGCGCATCATATTTCTACACCAACACCTGGAATAGAAGTAGATTGTCCTAGAAAATATAAAGAAGATGAGTCTATCAAAGCTCTTCAAGATTATATTTCAACAACATATAATGGACACTATACTTCTAAACAGAATAATGTTCAGACACTTGATCTTATCGAATCCGTTGGTGATGCAGAGGCATTCTGTAGGTCTAACGCAATCAAGTATCTAAGTCGTTACGACAAGAAGGGACAAGCAAAACGTGATATACTAAAAGCATTACACTATTCCCTCCTACTCTATCATTTTAGTGGGCAAATCAATGAAACTCCGACCCGTGGTTATGAAACTTTCTGACAAAACTCTTTCACTTCTTAAAAACTTTTCAACTATTAATCAGTCAATTCTTTTTAAGAAAGGAACAAAACTTCGCACTATTAGTGTGATGAAAAATATTCTTGCTGAAGCAACAATTTCAGAAGAAATACCAAGAGATTTTGGTATCTATGATTTAGGACAGTTCCTTAATGGGTTAAGTCTTCATCACAATCCTGATCTTGATTTTCAAGATGATGATAGTTATGTGGTAATTAAAGAGGGTAGATCTCGTTCTAAGTATTTCTATGCTGATTCTAATTGTATAGTCACTCCACCAGAAAAGACTCTTACTCTTCCTGATGAAACTGTTACTTTTGACTTAAGCACAGATCAATTAGACAAGTTACTTAAAGCAGCAGCAATCTATCAATTATCAGATTTATCTGTAGTAGGTGGTGAAGGTGTTGTTAAGGTGCTTGTTAGAGATAAGAAGAATGAAACCTCAAATGATTTTTCTATTATTGTAGGAGAAACAGATGCTACTTTCTCATTTAATTTCAAGGTAGAGAATATTAAGATATTACCTGGTAATTATAATGTGGTAGTTTCTCAGAAACTTTTATCTAGATTTACTAGTAAGAACCAAGATTTAACATATTATATTGCATTAGAACCTGATTCTACTTTTGAATAATGATAAGATGGTGGAGGATATGGAAGTATGCACTGGGTAGTTTCTCTGACGAAAAAACTAAACGATACGACAATTACGTTGTTCTGGTACGTACTTTTATTTTCTTTTCTTATCTCATTACTAACTGTTTTATTATTAGTGGAGTAATCCGTCATTGGAATGATTTATGAGAGATGAATTTTTGTGGGTTGAAAAATACAGACCCAAAACAATTGAAGATTGTATTCTCCCAGAGAATATTAAGAAAACCTTTAGAGATTTTCTAAATAAGGGAGAAGTGCCTAACTTACTTCTTTCTGGTCCTGCTGGATGTGGAAAGACCACAGTAGCAAAAGCACTTTGTAACGAATTAGGAGTAGATGTTTATGTCATTAACGGATCCGATGAAGGACGATTCCTCGATACCGTCCGTAATAAAGCTAAAAACTTCGCAAGTACCGTATCGTTATCGTCTGAAGCAAAACACAAAGTCATTATCATCGATGAAGCAGACAATACCACTCCCGACGTACAACT